TAAGCCTTTGCCTTTACAGCGTACTTGGAAAGAAGATCAGTAAGTGGAGTATCAAGAACGTTGAGTTGGGTTAGTTCAGGCTCCAAATCCTCTCTCTCTAAAGACTCAGCAACTTGACCAGCTGCGTTTAGTGCTTTTAGTGTGGCTTCATCTAAGTGCTTCAAATGTTCGTATGGCATATTTGTTTTACCTCCTCTTCAAATCATATAATAGCTTATTGGCTAATTTTACGATTATTCTTGTATTGCCTGTAGATAAGCTCGAATTCTTCAGGTTCTAGACCAAATTCTTCTTTTGCATAGTTGTAAAGTTCCATTTTCTTTTCATTAAGCTGAATTGGAGTTCCTTTGTAAGTTAGATATTCTTGTATTTTTTCCTCTAAGCTCTTTAGTTTAGTCTTGTTAGCTAGGATAGACTTTAACTTTTCTTGAAAACCACTTTCAAATGTACCCGCTTGAGGATGCACCTCAGCGTTTACACCAAGCTTAGGAGCATTGCTAACGCTGTTTAGGGACTTAGTTGTAGATTCAAGCTTTTCGTTGACTTCTTTGTAAAGATTTTCAAATGAAGAAAGAGATTTTTCTACACTTTCAATTTTTTCGTTATAGACTTCAAGCTTGTTAAGAACAGACTTTAGTTCTGCAAAGTTTTCAAGACTAGCCTCAACGATGTCTACAATGTAGTTAACCCTGTTTTCCAGAGAAGCTACCTTAGCCTCAACAAAGGACTTAAGTTCTGCAAGCGAACTAGAAACGACTGCATTTTCGCTTTCTTCTTGTGGAGCCTTAGAAGAAAGCATAGAAATAACTTCAGAAAGTTTTTCCTCTAGGAAGTCTAGTTTATCGAGGATGTAATTAAATGTTTCCTTGTCTTCCTTTTTGTGTTCTTCTACCTCTTCTTGAACTAAAGCAACTTCGTCTTGCGCTTCATCACTTTGAACTTCTGAAGCGCCCTCTTCTTTAGCTTCTTCAGAAACTTCAGAAGCTTCTTCAGAGGCTTCTCCTTGTAGATCGCCTAAGTCTAAGACCTGAGCTTCATCTTGCTTCATTTCTTGTTCTTCTTCAGAAGCATCCTCTGAAGTAGCCTCTGGAGTTTCTTCCCCCAAGGCTTCAAGAACATCTTCTTGCTTTTCTTCTTCTAGGTTTTTTAGGTCTTTTGCCATAGTATCTTCCTCCATAGCTTTTTCTACACTATTATAAACTAGACTTTTTAAAACTTTAACAAAGGTATCAATATTTATTGGTTGTCCAGTAATAGAAACTTCATATAAGCGCATTTTGGGAGGTACATTTACATACATTCCATTGACAACCTTTGTTTGTGATTTGCCGATAGGTATAGCTCCTATAGATAGACCAATTTTATTAGTAAATCTATCATCAGCAGATTGAAGATGTTTATAAACTTTTTGCGCAAGTTCATGATTCTTGTCTAACAATATCCAAACATAAAGCTTGTTGTCATAAATTTCTGCCGCAATAGGAATTCCAATAGGAACATCTATGTCAGGATGTTTTGAAGGATTTCCTGCATGCTTATAGCCATGCTCATAAAAAATTCTTCCTGAATTCACAAATTCTTCTAAAGAATCTCCAAAAGTGTATTTAACATCTAGAATCGCATCATTAACTAAATCAATGCTAGGCGTAGAAGCTACGCCAAATATTACCCAATCACCAGGCTTTAGATCAAGATTTTTCCTCTTTACAAAAAATTCTCCTTTGATAGGTTTTATTTCTGGAACTTTATCAGCAAAAAGTTCTGCACCACTAGGCGTTGTATAGACATGTGTGCTTTTTATTACTTCAAATGTTGTTTCTAATGGAATATTAAGCACTTCCTTCATGGCTTTACTCATTATAGTTTTTGTTGTAAAATTTTTCAGCTTCTTGCCAAAGAATCTCAAGAAACCAATTTTCAAAGGTATCTAGGTGAAAATAATCTAAAATCTCTTCCTCTTTAATATCGAATAATTTTATGGTATCAATGAAAGCTTTTACTGCTTCGTCAATAAGCCTTTGTTTTTCTTCTTTATCGTCTGTGCTGTTAGCCTCTTGTAACCTGGATTTCATAAATAATGTTGTGATAGCTGCAATAAGTTGTTTACTTAGTTTCATCCTCTTTCTCCTTTTCTAAGGCGAGTTTATAGTCCTCTATCAATCGTTTTATCATCGGATAATAAGTTGGATATCTGTTTTTAAATTCTTCTTCGCCATAAAGGAAATAAAATTCTAAAGCAGTCGAAGGAACTTCTATGATGTTGAAGAAAGAGTAGAAGTTCATTATTTCGTATTCCTTCATCATTTCATCTAATTTTCTTTCAAATTCTTCGCCGTTTTCTGATATTTTTTTCTGAGCGTCTTCGAGAAACTTGTAATAGTTTGAATATAGAACTTGAAGATCGCTATTTAAATTTGTTGATGTTATTTGAATTCTATCTAACAAGTTTTTATCTAGTCCCAACTCGTCTACTGCTCTTTTTGTAAACTCAACTATTCTAGGTCTTTGGTATTTAAGAAAAGTCAAAGTGATAAAATCTGGAATTTCTTTAGACATCTCTTGAATTTCTCTAGGATCAAACCTTTCTTTTTCACTTTCTCTTTCAATGATATTTTCTATAGTGTCGTTTATATCTATTTTTACATCGTCTTCTTCTGATATATGAGTGTCTACTTCGTCTTCTTTTCCTCTTACTAAATCTTTTATTTGATGATATGCGTTTGCTAGCGCATGACCAACTTCGTGCATTAAAGTGGAAGTAAAAGCTTGTACTATTCTAGTGTACATACTTTCTTCTTTATTTTGTGTCGTTATTTCTTTTTGATAATCATGTAAGGTGTCAAATGTTCTTTTTTTAAGTGTTGCAGCGGCCTTTATTCCCCTCAACATCATGCTGATAGAAGGTCTTGGAAGCTGTTTTGTTAATAGGTAAGCTATTGGATTTATGTTGATTGTATTTCCTAACGCATAATACCAACCATTAGGATTAATGACAATATTTATGTACTTTTCAGATAATTCTTTAACGAAATTAAACCAATCTTCACCCAACAAAGGTTTTGCTTTTTCTAACATTTTGCTAAACACTAAAGAAGACATAGGGGTATCAAAGGGTGAATGGTATCCAACTAGAGATTCACCAAGACCTTGTGCATTAACAGATTCAGGCGGTGGAGGACTTGTTCTTATGCTGTCTTCATTAGACAAGGCAACTGAACTTTTTCCTTCTGTTGAAAGCTCGATAGCGCTCTTTATTAAGAATTTTACAAAAGCATTTTTATCTATTCGATTGTTAAACCATTTAAAAAATTTATTAAGAGTTAGCCTTTCCTTTAAGTCTTCTTGTGCATCTGTTAGAAAGTTGTTGAAAGAATCCAACTCTTCAATAATTTCTTCCTCGCTTTTCCCAATAGAATGTAAGTACTCTACAAGCGCATGCATGTACACATGAAAACCTAAATCTCTTACTGAAACCTTATAAACATTTTTTCCAATTCTAACTTTTGCTGACAACTCTAGTCCTCTTATTTTATCGTTAGTCGTGTAGTCAACAACTTCAAAATTTTGCAAAGAAAGTCTTAGTTTATCTAAAGTCCTCATTTTTTCTTTTGACGAAAGCGCTTTTCTTAATTCGCTAACTTTGCTAGAAACAAAGCCCTCTAACGCTTTGCGTCTAGAGTAGCTATCTTTGGGCAAAAAGTAAGCTCCACCTCTACCAATAAAAGCTAAAGTCATTGCTTGCAAATCGCTTGGAGATAGGAAATTTGGATCGTTTATTTGGTATAAGAATGTATGATCTAAACTTCTTAAAGCAAGTTCTTTTGGAAGAATTTCAAGAAGGCCATATGTTTCAGGATTTTTGTCTAGCAACTCCTCAAGAGTCTTTTCAAAGAAAAATTCTTTCATTTCTTCGATGTGAACAAGTTCATAAAAATGCTCAGAATTCTTTTTTATGGAAAACTCTGGAGAAGGAATTCTCACTCTTAACGCTGGCTTTCCTGATGAATTTACAATTCTTACAAAATCTAATTTCTTTTTTCTGTCTATAATGCCACTTTCATCAACGCTGTAAAGCGAAAGAAAGTTCTTCTCTTCCTTTTCTGTGTAAATCAAATCAGAGTTTTCTACTAACCTTCTCATTGCATCAACGATAATTGCCTTATATCTAGAAGTTAAAAATGCAGGAAACTTTTCAGGTTTCTCTTTTTCAAAAATTCCAATTAGAGAGTTTGCCATCAAATTATTTCTCATTGCAAATAGAGATGTGTAGACTTTTTTGTATTCTTTTTGTATCTCACTTATTTCTTTGCTGAAAGTTTCTAAAACACTTTTATCGTTTCCAACGAAATACATTAAATCTTCTCGTATGAAGTGTTCCAAGTAATACATCATTGATTCTAGCGATGCAATAGTTCTCTTTGTGATTCTTTTATTTTTGTCAATATCATTTAGCATTTTGTTGATTGACGAAACGACATTTTCTATTCCTTTTAGAATATCTGCTTTCTGCTCAACAGAAATAGAAGAAATTTTACTTAGTAGATTAGTGATGTTTTGATAAGACTTTATAATTGATTCAAAATGTTCTCCAGAAGTAACCTTAAAATACTCAGCTAAAGTTGAAGGGTTTGCTAGGTATGTCAGAAGATTTGTAGCAGCTATTCTATACATTAGTTTCTTTTCACCTGAAGAACTCAGCTCCTTTTCAACGATTTTGTCGTATGCATATATCATATAATCTGTAAAGTCAGCTACTGCGCCAATTGCACTAAGATTATTTGGCTCTGCAACATAAGGCAATCTTTTTGTAGAAATATCTGTAAGAAACTCTACAAATCCTTTTACAAAGTCAGCTACTTCAAAAAGTTTTTCTGGAGAATTTTCATACTTTTCTATGATTGCCTTTATGATTGGAAAAACTTTTTCTGTTATAAGAGATTCGCTTTTGTTATGATGTCGACTGAGTAGTGTGTTTATAATGTCTACAACATATCTCAGTTCTGGTATATCTTCAGAAGGCTTTCTCTGAGAAAACGCCTCTAGAATTCTGTACAAGTTGTCGTCTTCAAGCATTTCTTTTATTCCTTCAGGATCAAATTGTATTTCTCTAGCCAAAATAGAAGTATCAGTATATTTAGCTAGTTCTGGAGAAATTAAAGTAGCAATTTTTGCATCTGCAAAAAAGTCAGCTAAATCTGAAGCAACATCAGAATCTTTGTAAGGATCAAGAAAGAATCTCCTTATATAAGTTGATGCAGGTATGTTCTCTGAAAGTAAGTTTATTTCCTCAGAAAACACATGTTCTAGAAAGGTTTCTTTATAAGAGCGCTCACTAGGTAAGAAGAAAGACAAAAACAAAGTCAGACTATGCACATCATCTTCTTTTAATATGGGGTCTTTAGAAGAAAAAGAAACAACCTGCTCAGTTGCAAAGTCTAGAAGTTTGTTTAAAGACTCATTGTATCTTGCTTCATGTACTGCTATTTCAACATCGTTAGAAGAGTCGTATGCTTCTTCTAACGCACTAAGATTTTTCATAGATTCTGCAATTAGTTCTTTTAGCTTAAAGTAAGAACCTTCTTCTGATGATTTGTCTAATGACGCAAACAAGGCAAGCGCAGATAGTATAACTTCTCCTTTAGAATTTACAAACTCTTTAAAAGTTTTTTGAATGGTAAGAGGAGCCAATATAGCTTTATCTGATCTAGGTGTTACTTCTAGAAGAACTTCAAAAAAAGAACTTAGATAATTTTTGATGTTTTCTGGAGAAGAGAGGTCAAATCCATATAAGTTTCTTTGTAAGAAATTGTTTATATCAAGCATGACTTTTACTAAGCTCTTTTTAGACATTATTTCTTCAACTGTAAGCTCTATAAGCGCCTTTGGCGATAAGGCGTAAATTAAATTTCTTTCTATATCGTAAAGATCTATTCGTGCTTTTGAAAAGTATATTCCTTTTAGCCTGTCTTTGTATAGGTTATAGAAAGACAAAAACCAATTAGCGTCTACATCTATTTGAACGCCGTTGTATTTTGAAACAACTAAATAAGTAAGAACATTTAAAGCGCCATCAGAAATATCGTGCAAGTAGTTAGACAAAAACTTCTTTAGCTCTTGAAAAACACCTTCCTGCTTAAATACAAATGTTATGTCTTCTTGTCCTATCAAATCGTACTTGTCTAAATAGCCCTTTTCTAACAAAAAACCAATTGCTAAAGAAGTCATCAAAGTAAAAAATCCTGATACTGGTTTAAATTCACGAAGAACTTCCCAATTTTCATCAATTCCTAAAATGTTGTTTAATTCAATTATATTTCCTTCACTAGCATCTATATCAAAAACGCTTTCGTCTAGCTTTTCTACAAATTCTTCTACATAGTTACTTTCTTCTTCTTTTTCGGATTCCTGAAAATTTTCTTCTCTATAGCTTTCATAAACCTGTTGTCCTTGCGCAACTTGATATTTTTGCGCATATTTTTCGTATTCTTCTAGTATCCAGTTAGAATCAGGTTGATTTACAATAACGCCGTTCTTAGGTTTAATTACTTGTCCTTCAAAAAATACAAAGGTAGTTGGATAATCTTTGTGATAAAGAACAAATCCTTCAGGAACCCTTTTTACGACATCATAATCTTTTTCTGTCGTAATAGGACCAGTTACTGAGTAAAAAGTGCCCATATTCAAAATTTATTTTATCACCTACCTTGTTATCTCTACAAAAGCCTTTATAAGTTCGTCTAAAATGAAAGACTCAGAAGCTTCTACGCCAATTTTAGACAAAGCATCTTTTACTATTCTCTTAAAATCTTCAACGACTGAAGATGATAGGTTGCTCTTGTTTACTTTGTGTTGATAGGCATCAATCTTATCAGGAAAATCTAGACCTTCAACCAAAGAAGACAGGTCTTCTTCACTTAAGTCATAAACAGCAACAATTTTAGGTATTAGCGATTTCACAAGTTTTTCTTTAAATCTATTTCCAGAGTAATTCTTTATAACATCTCTAGCAGGAACTCTAAGTTCTTTGTCTTCAGGCTTTTCTTGAAGCACAAATTCTAAAAGCGCATCAAGAATTTCGTTTGTGTCAGAATAGTAAACTAATCTCTTGTCTTCTGAGATTCTAGCTTTCTCTTTTTCGATGTTTTCTGCTATTTTTTCAGCATCTTTGAGAAGTTCTTCATCTTTTTTATAAGGAAGAGAAGGAAGGTTGAACTTTTTTAGCACACGATTTGTCAAGCTAACGATTGCTTTATCAGGTGAAGCGTCAACTTCTTCTTGCCGTATAAGTCCTTGTTCATCTTCTGTTTGAACTGTTGTTTGTATTCCTTCGTCTGTTATTTTTGCATCTACAACCTCTTTCTTGCCTTTTGGCTTTTTCTTGGATTTTGATTTCTTTTTATCTTTCTTCTGCTTTTCTTTCTTTGTTTCACTAGATTCTTGTTGTTCTTCTTTTTGAGCTTCAGTTGTTTCTTCTTCTGTAATTGTTTCAGTTTCTACGTTGGGACGCAAAGTATCAACAATCGCAAAAGCCTCTGCAAGAAAATCTGAAGTCTTAGAGAATACCTTTGTCTTTTCGCCTTCTCTTATGTAATAGAATCCTCTTTCTCCTAAAGACTTTTTGCCAAAAGAAAAGCTTTCTAACGAAAACTCAAAAGCATCTTCAGAAAGAATTTTTGAGAAGTAAGGAAGATAGACTTCAACATTAGGATTTTCTAAAGCTGCATAAATAATGAGAAGGTTATCTGAAAGGAGAGGATTGTCAATATCGTCTAAAGTTAGATAATGTTCATTTTCTTCACTTTCTACAAACTTAAAAGTAGCTACTTCTGGTTTTCCTTCTTCACCTGTGATAACTTCAAGCGAAATTTTGTCAGTTAAAGGCATTTCAATGTATTCATTAGACTTTGATATTTGTTCAAAAAGTTTTGTGTAAGTTTCGTTTCTAATCTTCTTCTTAAGTCTATCGCTAATGTAGCTTTCATCAGAAGTTCTTTGAAGTATTGTTTGAGCAACACTCCTAGCTAAAGGATTTTTTGATTGTTTGAAAACCTTTTCAGCAACTGAGCGCAAAGACTCTTTCTTTGTTGAAGATGTGTATTCATCGAGAACGTCATAAGAAACATCAACCAACTTTTTAAAGTCTTTGTCTTCGTTATAAGCTTTTTCAAAATCTGCTAGATAAGCATATGCGTTATCTATACTTACAAAGTAAGGCGATACTTTGTCTAAGTTTTCAGGCTTGAAGATGCCAAAGTAAATTAAACCCTTTATGTCTTTTTCTACTTCAGGATCAAAGTCAACAGCTTGTTGAATCGCCTCAGCAACATAAGAAATTGTTGAAGGTGAAGAGAAAAGGTTTATTAAGTTCGAGTAATACTCTTCTTTCTCAGCAGAAAGGCTTGTTTCAACTTCTTCAACAGCTTCTTTCTTTTCTTCTTCTAAAACAATTTCGCTAGCTTGTTGTTCAAGGTTTTCTTTAACTTCTTCTTTATCTTCTTCTTTGATTGTTTCTTTTTGGTTTTTAGAGGATGTCTTATTTGTTTTTGCCGATTCTTTTTTGTCAGATTTGGCCTTCTTCTTAGAAGTTTTTGTTTCAGGTTCTTTGGCTTCTGAAGAAACTTCAGTTGTAGGAGAAGGCTCAGAAGTTTCTTCAGTTGAAGAAGTAGATTCAGGAACTTCTTCAGTTTGAGAAGGCATTTCAGTAATTTCTTCTGTTCTTGTTTCTTCAGAAGGCTTTTCTTCTTTTTCTTTGGTTTTCTTTTTGGACTTCTTTTTGGCCTTCTTTTTAGACTTCTTCTTCTCTTTTATAGCCTTGTTAAGTTGCTCAATAGAAGAATTCAGAAGTTTATCTTGCGAGGTTGCCTCAGAAATAGTTTCAAAAGCTTCATCAACTGCTGTCTTAAAGTCTTTTCCTAACTTCTTTAAGTCTTTCAGTTGTAGAGTTCCTAAAGTCTTATTTCCAGACCTGAATGCGCAAGATAGCCTATTGCCTATTTTTTTAATTTCAACTTCTTTGTCTTCATCTACATAAAGAGTCAAAGATTCATTTTCATCTAATGTTTCTTCAAGATTTTCTAAGTCTTCAAAAGTAACTTCGCTATAACTTACCTTTTCTAAAGGAACTTCAGATTCTGTAGCTGATTCTTCAGTTAAAGAAGGTTGCTCTTCTTCACCTATGATAGGTATTTCTTCATCAAAACTTATGGGCGGAGTTTGTGTGTGTATTACATTAGGCGAAAAGTTGTCAAAGAGGTATAAAGGATTTTCTTTTGGCACTTTTGTCTTTAAGATATCGAGAATTGCATCTTCATAATTTTCAAATTCGCCATAAGAAACTGTGTCTTCAAACTTGTTGGAGAAAGAGTATTCTTTTGTGCCATTATATTCACCAAAAACTTCTTTCATGAAAGCATTGATTTTGTAAGCATAAGGCGCTGTGCCAAATACAAGTGCATCTAAGTCTTCTTTTGTTTCTATATCACTAAAGATGTTTGAAAGTTCGCCTAAGACTTCATTCAATCTTACATCATCCTCTACGCCTTCATGTTCTTGTTCTAGATATACATCAAGAGGCATTCCTTTGGTTTGTTCTATTTCATCAATTTTCTTAGCTAGTTCTTCAACATTAGGATTGTATTGATCAAAAAGATGATAAGCAATAAGAGAAGAAGCTAAATTTCTAAATCTTTCTACAAAGCTATCTAAGTGAGATTCTACTTCCCATTCCTTATTTAGTTCTGAGTGATTCTCATATATTATGTTTCCAAGCTCATCAGTTTTTAGATTTTGTGCATCAAAATGTTTTCCTTCTTTAGGAAGAAAAGCTAAATTTCTAACAGCCTCTTTAACTCTACTCAATAGTTCTGCATGAAGTCTGTTTTTACATACCTCTTCAGATTCTCCTTCTGCACAAGCATAGCTGTCTGTTAGTGTTTTTAAGGCTGCTGCAAAAACTTGCTTATCAAAATCTTTAACACTCTCTGCTTTGGCCTTAAGCTGAGTTGAATATCTTTCTTTAATTGCATCCAAATAAGTTGAAGCTTGATACAAAAGGCCACTCAATGCACGATCTGTGTCGTCATTTAAAACTACCTTTAAAGTTCCATCGAGTCTGTCAAACATTCCTGCAAGAAGTGCTAGATTTACTAAGTTTTCTTCTGTGTTACCAATTCCTACTTTTGCTTCAGGCGAGTGATTTATAAGTTCTCTTACAGCAGAAGGAAAGTCTTCAAACAGATTTTTGAGTTTTTCTGGAAGCCTTATATTTTCTGACAATTCTTTTATTTGCTGTTCTTCAATTTGTCTTTCTATCTCAACTTGTTTTAAAAATTCTTCGTGCTCTTTTTCTTTTTCTTCTAGCATTCGCTTGATAAGCGAAGACCTCACTAGAGGATTAAACATTTGCCTAGGAATGTCTTTTTGATCAGCAAGATTTGCTAGTTCATTTGATGTGTGTTGTAAGACTTTGTTTATATTTGGCACAAATCTAAAGTAGCCGTGAACAAGTTGAGTTTCGTATTGAGGAAGAAAAGCGTCAATGAAGAAAGCTAGACTTCCTAGCTTATTTTCGCAAATTTCTGATGCACCTTTT